CTTATACTTTTGATGATAATGTTTTCTCTATGACTGATGTATTACTACAGAATCTAAGAGATAAGTTTAGTGATGTTAACTTCATTGGATTTAGAATATTACCACCAAGGGAAGCATCATATTTTGCTCGTAGATATATGGGATATGGTGATGAACTTGAAAAGACTATGAAAGTTTGGAGAAAGGAGAAAGCATTTTCTATCAAGAAATCTGGATACAATGTATACTTTGGTCTTTCTGCTCAAGCACTTGATAGTGATGATACCTTTGAAGTTAAAGAAGATGCCACTAAAACAGATATCAAGAGAGCGTTCTTCAAGAGTCTTAAAGGTAAAAAGATGAACAAAAAGATACTCAGTGAGTTTATAGAGTTTGTTGCATGATAGAGTCTGATAGATTATTTGGTATACCATTTTTCAATACACATATAGATCCAACTTCATACAATAAGGATGAGTTGGTTAATGATATCAAAACAAATTATTTAAAAAATCCTACTCGTAATGAGTGGGATAATTTAAGTAATATACACCATTCTTATAATGATTGGGATAATCCAGATTATATCAATTTAGATTTTTCAAAAGTGCAAGCAGTTTATAATAAAATTATACCTGAGTGCCTTAAAAAATTTAAATTAAAACGAGGTGCCAAAGGTAATTTTAGAATTGTAAATTATAATTGCATGTCTGAGGGTGGATACATGGCTCCTCATAAACACGTTAATTTTGATTTTGTAGGTATACATTACTTACAATTTGATCCAAAAGTACATATGCCTACAGAGTTTATAAATGATTTTGCTCAAAAGGGTGATGTATTTGTAGATGATGTATATACTTCCTGTTATAATAGTGTATGGAGAATGCCTGTTAAAGAAGATATGTTTTGTATTACACCAGGATTTTTATCACATCAAGTTCCAAAACAACCTAGAACAAAAAAATTAAGAATGTCTATTATTACAAATATACAACTTGAATTGATCAATTGATAACATGATTATCTGGACAAAGAATGAACGTCTTCCAAGTGACCTCTATCATGAGGTCACAAAGAATATAAAATTAAATCATAAAGATAAGGAGGAATATTATACAACTTATTTTGTGGGTTCTAAAAACGAAAAGCAACTTTCTTTTTTTAAAAGTTTGATGCCATTTTACGATGAATGCGTTGAATGTATGACGAAGGATCTAGGAGTTTATCATAAATCGAAATACACCTACACAATGTGGATGCAAATGAGTAATAGTGATACTAATTCACATGCAATACACTCTCATTTTCAAGGATTTGAACAGATATCATGGGTTCATTTTATAAATGTTCCTGATCAACCATGTTTTTATTTCTACAATTCTAGAGACCAAAAAATATATCCACCCATGCAAAAGACTGGTGATATTATAGCATTTCCCTCTTGGGCACTTCATGGAGTAGATGAAGTAAAGGAAAAAAACTTTGATAGAATTATAGTAGCAGGTAATATATGGTTTGATAAGTTTTGGACTAATGATAAGGAATGTACATTACATATTAATGATGATCAACAATCTTCATATTGGAAAATTATAAATAGTTAAAATTAAATTAGTAAAATGACTAGATTTGGAGATCTATTGGGAGGAGTGGAAACTGTAGTAACTCCTATCACAACACCTGCACCAGTTGTAGAACCACCTGCACCACCTGCACCACTTGTACAGGAAGGCAAAGGTGTGACTAAACAGGAACTAATGAAACTAAGTAAGATTCAACTAGAAGAGTTGGGTAGAGAGCATGGTATTGAACTTGATAGAAGAATTAGTCATGCTAAATTAGTAGTTCAACTCAAAGCATTTATAGATTCAAAAGAATAAACCAGTTAACAAAGTGTCCACTAGGAGGTGTTTCACCTCCTTTTTTTGTCTATAATAATTGTATAGATAAAACAATTACATCATGACTTTCAAACCATTTGAGATTAAAATGACCGAACAACAAGTTATAGACGGTCTTAGAAGTAACTACGGTAACGAATTTACTACTCCCGATATTAGAGCATTCTGTGCTATGAATGATATTGCATATTCTACAGTTACCAGAAAGATACAAAAACACAAAGTATCTAAGGGTAAGTGGAATCTTGAAGTTACAACTGAAGCAGTTAAAAAGATTGAGAAATCATTCAGTGCTCCTGCAGGTGATCCAGTTGGTGAGAGAAACCTAGTCCCAGAGAACGATGAAACATTCGTTAAGTTTGGAAGTTTTGCAGACGTAAAGAAGATTATACAATCAAAGCAATTCTATCCTACATTCGTTACAGGACTATCAGGTAACGGTAAAACATTCTCCATAGAGCAAGCATGTGCTCAACTTGGTAGAGAACTTATTCGTGTAAACATTACTATTGAAACAGATGAAGATGATCTTATTGGCGGTTTCCGTCTTGTTAACGGTGAGACCGTATGGCATAATGGCCCAGTCATTGAAGCACTCGAACGAGGTGCAATATTGCTCCTTGACGAAATCGACCTTGCCTCTAACAAGATCCTCTGCCTTCAGAGCGTCCTTGAGGGAAATGGTCTTTTCCTTAAAAAAATTGGAAGATTCGTTAAACCAGCTAGAGGATTCAACATACTCGCCACCGCAAATACTAAGGGTAAGGGTTCAGACGACGGAAGATTCATTGGAACTAACGTGCTCAACGAAGCCTTCCTTGAGAGATTCCCTGTCACCTTCGAGCAGGACTACCCAACAGTCAACAACGAAGTAAAGATACTACTAGCAGTATCAAAGACACTCGGAAAGGTCGATGAGGACTTCTGTAAGCGTCTTGTAGACTGGGCAGATATAATTCGTAAGACTTTCTACGATGGTGGTATAGAGGACATTATAAGCACTCGTAGACTTGTTCATATCATCCGTGCTTACAGCATCTTTAAGGACAAAGCAAAGGCAATGAAGGTTTGTATCAATCGTTTCGATGATGAAACTAAGCAAGCATTCATGGAGTTATATGATAAGGTTGATGCAGATTTCCAGATGCCTGTTGACCAAGAAGCTTAATTGTGTTATACTTAGGGGAGAGAAACCTCCCCTATGATTAACGCATGGAGTTTAGCTTGGGAAGTATTAAACGGAACAATGGACGAAACCTACCCAATTAGAGAAGATGTCCCAGAACCTTTATGGGGCAAAAAAATTGATACAAGTGCAGGGGCAGGTAACACTGCCTTTCAGTATGAAGATGATGGTCTTGATTATGAAATAGATCTGACAGCGGACGTAGATGATCAAAGAATGCATCATTTTACAAATGCAAATTCATTCTATAATGATGGATGGACACAACAGTATCACCAAGAACAATTAGATAAAATGGATTACGAACCAAAAAGAGCACACTTCTACAAATATCATGAAGAAGATATTCTAAAAGATATTGAAGAGTATGTATCAGGAACTTATCAAGGACATTACACAGGAAATTCACATGAGTTTCGTAAGGTTCAAACAATTGATTTGATGGCATCTAAAGATTTAGCTGCTTCTTTCTGTCAGGCAAATATCTTGAAATATGGAAGTAGGTATGGAAACAAAGACGGAAAAAATAAAAAAGACTTGATGAAAGTAATACATTATGCTATGCTACTATTACACTTTGATGGACACTATAGTCAACCATCAATGCCTAGTGGTAATATTGACCTCAACATGCCTTAATACAATTATGAACTTAAGTGATAACACTCTCGGTATACTAAAAAACTTTGCAGGAATTAATAATTCAATTCTTGTAAAGGAAGGAAATCAACTTCGTACCATCTCAGTAATGAAAAACATTCTTGCTGAAGCAGAGATACCAGAAGACTTTCCTCGTCAGTTTGGAATCTATGATTTAAATCAATTCTTAAATGGATTGAGTTTACATTCAGATCCTAATCTAGATTTTACTGAGCAATCATATCTTACAATTAGTGAGGGTAGAAGAAAGGTTAAGTATTTCTTTGCAGATCCACAAGTTATAATTGCTCCACCAGAGAAGGAGATTACACTTCCTACTGAAGATGTTTGCTTCCAGTTAGAAAGTATTACACTGGAAAAACTTTTAAAGGCAGCAGCAGTATATCAATTACCTGATTTATGTGCAGTTAGTGAAAATGGTACTATTAAACTTATAGTGCATGATAAGAAGAATGATACATCTAATGAGTTTGCAATAGTTGTCGGTGAGACGGATAGAAATTTCTCATTTAATTTTAAGATAGAAAATATTAAGATTATACCTGGTGCTTATGATGTTGTTATATCATCTAAGTTACTTTCTAGATTTGTTAATAATAAGTTGAATCTTACTTATTACATAGCATTAGAACCAGATTCTACATTCGAGTAATGTATCATAATAATTTTTTTACTGATGAACAATGGGAATGTATAAGGGTATGTGTAGCAAACGCACCTATACCCTATGATATAACTAAGAAAAAAATTCCTGCTGATATCTTAGAAAAAATAGGACAACCTAAAAGAGAAAAACAGGAAGGCATTGTTAATGTAAAATACGATTTATCACCATATGGAATTACAGATCAATGAATAATATAGGATTAGAAGTTATCTTCTGGACAGCACTAGCATTGTATCTACTAACAAAGTTAGGAGTATTTAAAAAATGATTACATCATTCTTTACAGGGGTTGTAGTAGCAATCCCTACATCATTAGTTGTAATGAAACTTTTTAATAGTTCACTATTCATTGATAATGAACATCTGAAAGAAGCGAA